TTCAGACCACCGTTATTGTTATAGTTCCAGCTTGGGCTTTCTCAGTCTCTGCAATTGCTATTGACTGTCCAAAACTGTTTATCGTATTAGTTCCATCAGTTGCTTCTAAGCTTACAATATCATCGACGCCTTCAACTTGTAGGATCACTTTAGCTAAATCCGAGAAGTTCACATCTTCGCCGATGTGGAGACTATTTAAGTAATTAGTTATAGCGTTCTGGACGTTACTCTGAACTTCTGAAGCATTGTAACCCTCTAAAACCTTGATTTGAGCATTGACATTAATCGATTTGGCTGTAGGTCTTTGCCATTCAACCGGAATACCTGCAGGACGAACATCTTCAATTGTTTGAGCTATTTCATCATCATTGCCTCCTGCAACGATAATCGATACTGTATGATTTGCCGTATCTTCATCGACGTTTACATCAGTAACTCCCTCAAGTTCCAGCAGAGCTGCTTTTATTGAGTAAACGGTAGCTTTAGCATAAGGTGCAAAGTTAATCGCTCTCAGTCGTAGTTCCTCATCTGTTTCTCCTTCTTTTCTTCGAATTCCAAGCAAAGCTACAACTCTATCTAAGTTTTCACCGTTTGCAAACTGAATGAAGCCTGAATAATACACTTCTTCAAGTTTCTGCCACAATTCGTCTTCTCTTTTTGCTATTATTTCCAAGAAGCGTAAGAATCGAGAATTCTCGCTTAAATCTATGTCTTCACCGAAATACTGCTGAGCTAAAAGCTTTAGCTCTTCCAAAATGACATTATATGGTTTTATAATAAAGCCCTTATCAGTAACACCGTAGTCTGTCATACAACCACCTCAGAAACTATTTTTCCATCATCGAGCGTAAGAAACAGCCTGATCTTGACTTTCCTATCAGCATCAGGCTCAGAAATCTCAATCTTGTCGATTGATTTGATTTTATCGTATTTACTTAGAGCTTTGCGGATTTCATGCTCAATGAGAGTTCTGCTATAACCGGATTGCTTTATTTTCATCCAGTCAACGCCAAAATCTGGATGAAATGCGTCAGTTCCCTTAATGCATTTAAGAATGTGCTCTATATCCTGCTTAGCTTTATCTATACCATCAACGATGTTTATTTGCTTGTCAATGACGACATCTCCGTCAATGAATTTAAAATCCCAAGGCATGATAAAATGGAAAAGAATAGACTTTAAAATGTCAGGCTGGTCCAATGGATCCAGTATAGCTTATGTTGCCGTCCACGAATAAATCCCCTAATATTTTCGTATAGCCCTTAATCGTAATTGTGCCATCGCTATTGAACTTGATGTAGTTGCCAGACTTATGTAGGATTAGGATTTCATCTTGATCGATCGCAGGGACTGAATCTACTAAGGTGTAAATCCCTGCGATGACAATAGCATTGTTAATGTTAAATCTGAGGATTTCATTCACATCAACCGGATTTCCATCTTTCAGCTGTTCTTCAAGCTCATATTTGCTAAACACTACGAGAACGACATCTCCTTCAGCAGGAGATATTAAAATTGAGCAGTTGTTGAACTTCTGAACTGCTATAGGCACGTCAGTAAGCTCGATCTCCAAACCTCGGATCTTATGCTTAAGCTTGACGTTGCATCTTAGCTTCGTTAAATCGACTGAAGTAATTATACCCAAGGCTACCGTATTCAGCTTTGAAAGCTTTTCATCGATTAGCTTGATGATCTTATCTCCGATCATACCGCCTTAACCCCCAATTCTGAGTAATACTCATCCCCACGACAGACATGCTTGTACTTTACGACCTTAAAAATGCCAGAGACTTTCATAGATTCAAGCTTGATTATTGAATCCTGTCCAGCCTTCCAGCAGAACAGACATCTAATACGATAGTCTATTTTGGAATCTTCTGAATCCTCGGGAGTAACTTCCATTAAGCCCGTCTCTGAGCTGAGTACTATTGCTTCAACGTCTTTGAAATCTCTGCGAACGAAATAACCCATGTTATTTTTCACGTAAGCAGTCCAGAATGATGTTGCCGATCGCATCATCCATCCATCGAGAGCTAAGTTCCCCCATTGCTTTGCTATTTGACCATTCACAAGGGCTAAAACATCATCAACGATTTGTTTTGGAGTTCCCTCAAAAACCATGTCTTTTGGCAGGGTTATACTAGGATCATCTACCTTACCTATGGGAACTCCGGCTAAACTGAACATATCCTTGATGACTTGTGTAATTGAAGTTCCAGCAGGATATTTCTTCACGACGTAAGCTTGTGTCCAGAGCTTTTTAGTGGAATCGGAGGCTTGGATTACTGTCTTTATATCTGCTCCATCTCTCTCATCCCAAATCTTGTCTATGGATCCATAGAAGATTCGCCCATAGTCATCTCGGTATCCAGCTTTAAGCTGAACTATATCTCCCTTCTTTATCTTTGACTTTGAGAAGTCAGATAGATTGAAAATTGATATTTCTGCTTGTCCAGCTTTATTATCTGAATCATTTTCCACAGTGAATTCTACATCAAGATCGTCAATCGTGATTTGAAGTCCGCTTTGAAATGTTAGCTCATAGTAACGGCCAAATAGTTCAGACAAACACCCACACCTCCGCCTGCTTACTGTCGACCTGCCATGGTAATATCGTAAAGAGAACCTCATGCGTAAATGGATCTTTGATCTCAAACGGATTCTTGACTGTCAGTTTCCCTTCAAACAGCAGCTCTCCATCCTCAACTCTGCGAATTCTCAGTACTGCAAAGTTTCCGATATAGTTCCATCTATAGAATAGTTGATAGGCTACTCCGTTAATGAGAACTTTTTGACGTTGAGGATATCCTAATTTAGGATCAAATGGCAAGACATCAACAACAGCCATTATGACCACCCGAACAAGCCTGCAAACCAATCATGTATCGAATCTAACCACGATTTGTTTTCTTGCTTCTCAGGAGCAGAAGGGACCTGTTTCGGCTGAGGTGGAATAGCCGTATCTCCTCCCTTAGCTTCGTTCTCATCAGGTGTAACCTGAAGCTCCGGTAAGCTGACAATTGTAGTCTTAGCTTTAGCCTTGAGAATTTGCTTAAGTCTGACAGTTGCTCTGAAGGAGTTAATACTTCCACCCTGCGTTATGTGGAACTCTTTAATGACAATATCCTCAAAAACTCCGAATTTGCAAACGAACTCAGTCGGTCGCTTTGATTCATAGAGTTGTTTGAGAGGATCGATCTCATCTTCCATTAATTCAAGAGTTAAACTGAATTCCTTGGGCTTTAATATGATCGCATCAACTACGGAGAATCCATCTTCCACACGATGTTCAGGAGTTTCAGCAAAGTCTGTTAAATCAACGATTTGAATGGCTTTGAAGCTTTGATTACCAATTAGAATTTCTTCCATAGTCGAGAGTCAAAAAATAGACCTTAAAAAGAAGTTAACACCCATGACTCGCAAGATCTCGTTCAATTACCTCTCTAACAGCTCTTTTTATCGTTTCCTTGTCTCCATTTTTGACATTGATTTCAATTTTTGGAACTGTTAGATGAATCGTCTTATGCTCGTGCTTAATTTGGTAGGTTGTGGTTGGTTGATGGATTACAGTTGAGCTGACGAGCTGTGAAGGTGTTGGAATTACTTTCGTCAAATCAGTTGAAATTTCAGGCTTGATAACATGATGAATTGTCTTCGCTAAGTTAATTCCTACTCCGATTGGTGTTAGGCCGAAGGCAAATTCTGCAACCTTACCAATTGGATTTCTAGCTATAAAATTCCAAGCTTCAGATATTTTCGTTGGAATAGCTGTGATCCAGCCGATTAGCGTCTTAATTCCACCGATCAGCCAATCTATAGCTCCTCTAATTGCATTTATCGCTGCTTGAGTTTTATCTCGAATGTCAAACCAGTTGTGGACCCATGCATGTTGCAGAAGTAAAACAGCTCCAACAACAGCTCCAATTGTTGCTATTAGCGGAAGCAATGGAATTTGTAAACCAAGAAGAGATATAGATGCCGTTCGTGCCGTTAAAGCCATTGTTCTCAAAGCCATAGTTAAGCCACCTGTTGCATAAGCTGATCTAACCGCTGATGGAATGAATAATCTTGCAAGGATTGTTGCTCCTTCCCTAATAGCTGGAACTATATGAGTTGCTACAGTCCCAACTAAGCCTAAAAATGCTAAAGACAATACACCTACTGCAATTGTCGTTTTAGCGAATGGGATTTCATTTATCGTTCTAATTAAGTGTGTAAGACCACGAATAAGTGGTGTTATAATAGGTAATAGCGTTTCACCAATTGCAAGAGTGAGATCTCTAATAGCTGTTCTAAATTCTGCTAAAGCTCCAGAACTAGATTTTAACTTTGCTTCCCACATTCCTTGGTATTTAGCAGTCTGCTTGAGGATTTCATTAAATAAGACTTGTTGAATTTGTGCTTCAGTTAGTTGTTCTCTCGTAACTCCAAATTGTTTTGATGCTTTCTCGTAAATTTGTTCAAGTCGAATGTTCACCGCCATATTGTCAAGGATATTTGCTTCTAACTGCTTGAAACCCTTAGCAAGCAGGACGATTTGCTCATTAAAGTCATAACCTAAAACTGTTGTACCCTCTTTTGCAGCTCTTATGAATTGTCTTATCTGTTCATCAGTTAAAGAGGTAGTCATTAGTTTGAGAACTGCCTGTGCCAAAGCTACTCTATCTGTTAGGGCATCAGTTTCTTCCTGTAATATTTTCATTATGCTTTTGTAATCTCTACCAGTCTCTTTTGCCACTCTTTTAATACCTTCTAACATTAATTCCCATTGTGCTCCGCTATCAACTGCTTTTTTAAGGAAATAGCTTGCTCCCACTCCTACTCCTACTAAAGCTAATGTATGCTCTCTGATAAATGCCGTTGCAGATGCTAAAGATGTCTTAACCGTAGAAGCGTAACTTATGACTTTGCTCTTTAAAGTTTCATATTTCAAAGCAATTTCTTGGATAACTTTACTATGGTATCGGGCTCTGATAATTGCCTCTTTTTCAGCTTTGTCTACTTGTTCAAAAAAATACGCTGCTGTAGCTAAACATTTATCGAAAGATGCAGACATGTAAATTAAGGATGTTCCAAGAGTTGCTATCTTTGATTTCGTTTGAGTTATTGCTGAATCTATTCGCCTCAAATTAGGAGTTAGCTTATCTACTAATGCAATTGTTATGTAAAGCCCTCGAAGTTCCATAAATTTTAAAAAGATTTTAGACTTTAAAAATGGGGTAAGGGTGATAAAAATGTTATTTAAAAGAAAAACCGATAATACACTTAATATCGAGCCAAAATTCGATGAAATCAAAAATAGTTTTGTTTCAGCAGTAGAAAATAAAATTCAAGATATAAAATCAAGAAAACGACTTCCTATAATTAATGAATTTAAAATCATCCAAGAAATCGCTAAAGAGTTTAAATCCAAAAATTACGATGATTTTTATTGGTTTTTAGAGAAACTTAAGGAAATTAAGGAAAAGAAAGTATTTAAGGAATACATTAACGATAAGCGAGAGAGACAAATTCTCAAAACCCTTCTTACCCTGTATGATATGGGTTTATATGCTGAAATGAAAAAAGATATTCCTGAGAAAATACACAAGAAAATAAATGAGTTATTATTGGAGTCTGAGGAGATCGTTTTCATACTTGAAGGCGCTTGGGGTACGCACGAAAGAAAAACATCTTCAGCAGTCAAAGTTGAAGGTTTATTTGGACCAGGAGCAATGATGGGACGTCCATATTTAATTTTAACGAATGTCAGAGCAATAATTTATGCTAAGGGCTTGCTAACTGAAGATTTTAGAGATTTCTATTATAGAGATATAGTATCGGTTGATTTTGAGAAGGGTTTACTTTTTGATAGCATAACTATCCATGCTCCAGGCTCTATTGAGAAGTTTGAGGTAGGAAGGGAAAAAAGAGAACAAACTCTTAAAGCTTTTGAAATATTAAAAAGTAAGGTTTTCGAAGCGAAAAATGTTCAGGTATCTCAACAATTAAAAGAAGATCCAATTGAGAAGCTTAAAAAGTTAAAAGAGCTTCACGAATTGGGAATATTAACTGATGAAGAATTTGAGGCTAAGAAAAAAGAGTTGTTAGATAAAATTTAAAGTTTTAGTCACCTAAAAACGAACAAATGATTCCTTCTTGGTGTTACTTGCCCGATTTCCCCTTGCATTTTTTGTAATTCTTCATTTCTGATCTTGAAGTATATTGCCCACTCTAAAGCTTCGACTTCAGTCAGTATCTCTTTTAAAACTGAAACTTTAGGAATTTTAAACTCATAGGCTAAATCGAACCAGATACGCTCTTCTTTAACTTTTTTTCCAACTTTTGGAGAATGTCTTCGGAGTAACCATGAAGTTTAAGCAATTCCTCAAGCAGTAAATCTCTCAGATGTGGATGAAGCTTTTTAGGATCGACTTTGGGTTCAAGAATAGCTCTTCTTATGAATTCATCATTTGCTTCTTCTAAAGCGTTCAGATCAACTGTTCCATCAGGCTTCAGCCCAATCCTACGTAATTTAGCAATCTCTGAAGCTGATAGAATTTTTGCTCTGAAAGTAAGTGAATCCTCGCCGATTTCTATTTTTATTATCTTTTCTTCACCTACGGGCAATGACCACTTCTCTAAAAGCTGTTTTGTCTTCTCAAATTCATTGTTCATGAGTAATGAGATAAAAATAGACTTTAAAAATGGTCAAACGAATGAGTTAATTGTTAAGATAATAATAAACTAAAAAATCCAGAGCTTTTTTAGCGATATTGGGTGGATGCGGATAAACCGTAAAACGGGGCACAATGGAAAAATAAAGATTGCAGTGAAATTAGGGTTGCAACTTAATGTTAACTAAGATCCTAACATTTTTAACTTCAGATGACTATTTTCAAGCACCATGCCAAAGCTTGAGATTAAGCGGATTAAGGGTAGGAGATACATCTATATCAAGGATAAAGTTAAGGTTAACGGTAGATCAATAGATATTACCATCTATGTTGGTAGATTTGAGAAAGTAGATGAATCGATACTTCTTAAAAAGATTGACGAACTGCTATTGAAAAAATTAAAGAAATACATTGAATACAGGCTTAAAAAATTCAAATGTGACCATTTAACCGAAAATCAAGTTAAAGAGATTGAGAAGTTGAGGTTTTACTATCAATATTTCAAAGAATATTACCCAGATGAAGTTCGAAGATACGAAGAGATTCAATTTGTCCGCTACGTGCACGGGACCACAGCTATAGAAGGGAACACCATTACGCTGAGACAAGCGGAGGAGTTGCTTGAGCATGGTATAACTCCGGCAGGTAAAACCCTAAGAGAAATCTATGAAGTTATCAACTTCAAGAAGCTTAGGGAGTTTTTAAGCAACTATAAGGGAGACATCACGGAACGACTTATCAAAAAGATGCACGCTATAATTATGGAGAATATCCTCGAAGCTCCAGGAGAGTACCGTAAAATTTTGGTTGGTATCGAAGGCTCTAACTACATGCCACCTCCACCGTTTGAGATTCCAGAACTTTTGAAAGAACTTGTAGAGTGGTATCGCAAGAATAAGCGAAAGTTACATCCATTCGAGCTTGCGGTTTTACTTCACACGAAATTCGTGCTGATCCATCCGTTTGTGGACGGAAACGGTAGAGTTGCAAGGGCTTTGATGAACTTCGTCCTTGAAAGAAACGGATATCCGACACTGTATATCGGTTTAGAGCATAGAGAACGATATTTAGATGCAATTGAGAAAGCTGTTGATTGTGATTTCAAGCCAATAATCGATTTTATGTATGATGTTTACGTAAAACAGCATCGAGCTATCATGGAAAGTATCGAAAAATCTACAGTTATTATCGCTCCAGAACGGAACGAGTTACTAAAACAATTTAGAAAGCTAAAAATAAAAAATGAGTGATCAAACTTCGATCTGGAAATTCGTTCCAATGAACTTAAATTCGAGGCTGTATTCTTCGCCTTCTGGCTTACTCTCTGGATATGAGAAGATACAATCGTCAGCTGTTATCTTGCTAAAGTTTACAGCATCTCTGTTCTCAGCCACGATAACAACCTGAACGGGCTTCTTGCTCGAAGCCAAGTTGAGCAGGTGTGGAACTGATGGGCTCGAAGCTAAGACTGTTATGTGACCTTCAGCATCAGTATCATCCTTGATAGAGTATCCGACAGTTTTGCCAGTCCAGTCTTTTATCGGCTTTACAGCATCCTGATCTCCCTTAGGAGTTATTGCAACCTCCTTCAAACCTGTAACCTCAACTCCGTCAACAAACACTTTTATATCCTTAACCTTATACAGGAAAGTCATTCTTCATCACCTCACAGCGTAATAACCAAATCCAGCACGATCTTGCTAATAGCTCCGCTCAAGTAGGCTGTAACTCTAACATTTCTGAGAATTCTTGCAGCTTTGTCTGCGTCTGATATTGAATCATAATCTGGAACCGCAACTTCGAATCCCTTAACCAAATTGCCGTTTTCATCCGTGTAATCCTCTCTTATCGCTCCAAGTCTTTGGGCAACTCTCAAAACGTTCTCAATCGTCGCCTTGATCATTTGAATGCCTGCAGGAGTGTAGGGAATCTTCTGATTCATGTTTGCCAGCTTCAGCTTCAGGTTTACCAGAGCATTCTTGATTTCATTAGCAAGGTAGATCTTAGTCCTTGGAATATCGATCCAACCACCATCCAATGTCTTAGCTGACGAAATTACGGGCTTTCCAACTTCTATGACTGTGTTAATGTTGTTCTGTTCGAGTTGGTCGACTTCAGAGCTCTTATAGCCTGCCGCATTGATACCTTGAACATTATGCCACTCTGGAGGAGTCCATGGGTTTATTAGTCCGATTACTCCCGCTACAGCTCCAGCCAATTCACCTTCTGATAGATCAAGATCGTCGTGGGCAATTCCAAAGCAGAACTCATTTACTGTCAGAGCTCCAAAAGCCGTGATTGCATCTGAAGCTGAGCCAATGAATGGGATTACGAGAACTTTCTTGTTAGCACCAGCATGATCGATCAGTTTGGCTATGTTGCTGTCGTCAGCTCCGATGGTCGGGACAATTATATCATAGTCTGCTCTTTCAGCCAGATCTGCCAAAACGGTATCATAGTCTGCAACAGCGTTTTCAGTTCCATCGTCTTTCATTAAATTTACCACAGAAACTTTGCTTACGCCTTGAGCGAAAATCTTGGCTGTTGCTTTTGCGATTGGGCTATCAGCTCCAAAGTCTGCTTCAACTTCAGATTGAGAATAGTAAATTTTGACGACATTGAACAAGTCTAATTTATTCGGATCTTCGCCGATTACTATGATTTCTCCGTAGCTGTCGCTGGGAACGGCAAATGTTGCGTCCTGTAGGTTTATTTGGACGGCACTCTCTACAGATGGCATGAAAAATTAGCAGAGAATAGACTTTAAAAAATGGAGTAGCCCCGCCCGGATTCGAACCGGGGTCGCAGGATCCAAAGTCCTGCAGGATTGACCAACTACCCTACGGGGCTAATACGTTCCAACTACTAAGCTCATACTCCCTCTAAGCTTCTTAACCGCTATAACTTCCCGCTCGCTAATGATCTTCTTGACTTTCTCAACATCCTGATCCTTGCACCAGACATAGATCCTCTTCTTAGCTGGAACAACGAGGAAATGCGTTGCTACATCGAGCAACTTCGCTGAAGTTTTTGCCACATCTGCTTTATCCTCAGCTTTTTCAAGGAATTTAAACATCGAAATTTCTTAGGAAAATAGACCTTAAAAATGAGATTAAGATTGAGTTTCGATGCTCGTTTCGACTTCCTCTATCGTTGTAACGATTTCATCCCAAGTCATTGTAAACTTACAGACAATTTCGATGAATCTTCTATAAACATAGCCTTCTTCAACGAAATCCAAGTTCTTAGGTGGTAAAACTTCAAAAACTGTTGCATTCGTCAGCTTTAGATCCTTCTTCGCCCAGAGCCACAAATAATTCTGAAGCTGAGCGATACGCCTGATATCGTTGTCATAGATGTTTAGATCGAAGCTCTGCCTAATAACGACGCCCTTAGTGTATTCGATGTCACCATCTGCGTTCAAGCTAACTTGCAATACTTCATTCAGTGGAGTATTGGTCATATCGATAACAGGATCCAAGAAACTGATAAAGATCGCCGGAAAGTTGAACGATTTCACAACTTGGTTAGCTCGATAAACTTCGATAGGAACAGTTTCTCCATTATATTCGAAACTTTTTGGGATTTGTCCATAAAGCTCATCCCAAATCAAAGCCTCAAGCATAAAACCACCTTAAAGCCTTAGGATAAACTTCTCAATAACTGCTTGAACCTCAGACCCGATAAGTCGCTCTATTTCTTCCTTATTCTCATCAAAAGTAGGACGTAAATAGGGACGAGCTGGGATCACAACATTTCGATTTCTTCCAGCTCTCGTCGTTCCAAATTCGTGGACTGCTGCCACTATGCAATATTCTCCAAATACTCCAACTTTAGCAGTGTCACCTTCCACCTTATGGGTTATTGAATTTAGCAGCTTTCCAGTGTCAATAAGCGGCTTATCGCTTCCCTTACGCTTTATCGTAGATGGTTTAAGAGGTGGCCAATCCTGTCTACCCTGTTGAATAGTCTCTTTCACCTTCCCTTCTAAGAATGCCCCAGCCAATCTAAGAATTATCTCCCTCTCCTGTGGTAGCGATTTCAAAAGTTCTGGAATGTTATTCCTATCCCTTATTTCAACTGGCATCTACCTCACCAAGAATAGCTACTTTATAACCGTCTATTCCAGCTGCCGTATGATTTTCAAACGTTTTTATGACGAATCGCTTACCATCTACAACTATGACATCATTTATATCGATATCTTCATCCTGTTTGAAGTAAGCTTTCATCTGAGCTTTGGAATATCCTAAATCGTTCCAATACTTAATCTCCTCGTGCTTCAACGGCTGAATTATAGCTTTCGTGTCGACTGTTGATACTTCGGACTTCTCGAGGATCCCATTATTGTTCACGGTTTCGATTTTGACAATTTGAATCGGAATACCTCTCTTTTCAAGTATTTTCTCAAAGCTCATGGTATCATCCTCACAGCTAAAGCCGTTGCACCTAAACCAACTAAAAACTCGAAGATATCTCCCAGAAAGTTTGCTTCTTTCTCCTTACCAGCCAGAAGCAAATGTTCAACGATCTCATAGAATATGAAGAATACAAAAACGAACGGAATGAATAAACTCACTGCTCCTGCTATAGTATGCCCTAAACTCCTCTTGTCATCAAATACATTGATCATCATGGTTTTTCCCCTCCTGCTATTGCTCTTGATCCAAAGTAGAATCCTAACACGAGCATTACGATGTCTTTGTCAATTGTGCCAGTTTTAATGAAATAACCAAGAACGATAACCAGCGCTATAATGGCTCTGACGCTTCCTCTTGGCATCCATAGCGGAGCGTCTCTTTGCAGTAATCCTCCACCCTCATCCAACGCTGGCATAATTTCTAAGCCAAAAAATAGACTTCAAAAGAACATATTTCCCTCATCGGATCTGTAATGCTCTTTCAGCATCCAACTCTGTCTAATCTCTCTCAGTTGCTCGTAATCTTCATCCACGAATTTTTGAATGAGTTTAGCCAAGTATAGAGCTTTTTCAACATCTAATTCGAATGTCAGCCCGTCAATTAAAATTCCACTAATAACATTGTCGAGAAATGCAAAAAGATGATCTCTCAACTTCTCATCTTCGATTTCTTGCAACTTTTCAGCAATTTGACGCATGATTTTCTCATAGCAGGTTTCATCCGTGATTACAAATTGGAATTTCCCACTTTTGACCGTTTTAACTAAACCTTGCGAATCTATCTGAGGTAGCATCTTTAAAACAGCAAACTTCCTCTTCCCATTCTCTTCAGACAAGAAATAAACGGTTTCATAGCCGTCTTCCATGGTTTAGCCTCTCCTTGCCACATCTATCAGATAACTCCACGTAATTGGTCTTTCTTCTGAGACTCCAAAAAACCAGAACTTGGTTGCAGGTCTTAGCCCCAAGCGCTTCTGGCTGAAATCATCATCACTGAGAAATGTTCCGTTCATCAGAATTCGCAGATCGTTCCAGTAAAGCGATCCGACCGTATGGAAGTGCCCCAAACAAACAACATCGAAATCCTCACTCAATCCACCGACTTTAAGCCTCATAGCTCTTTGAATCAAACCATAGAACGGGATATTCATGTAGCAATAGACATTATCACCGTGAAAGAGCAAGTAACCGTGATTCATTATTTCTGCATAGTTATACCAACTCTTGCTTAGATATACTTCAATTTTATCGTGAAATGCTAATCTGTCAGCCAATCTTTTGTAGAATATTCTGTCATAGTTTGTTTTTTCTGAGTTTCTCCTACCTACTCTCCCATGATTCCCTTCAACTGTCCAGATTCTTATTTTCTGAAATCTGCTTCTTTTCTTACCAAATAAATCCAAAATGAATTCAGTAAACTTGTTTACTGCCAAATCCATCTGATCATCTGCATCTAAATCTTGTTTATATGGTTGAGAAGGATACAAGTTCTCTCCATCGACAATATCTCCAAGAAAGAAGATATTCAGAACTGGGAGGCTGTAGCTCTTGTTTATTATCTCTTTTACTGCCAACAAATTATGGTATAAATAATCAAGCCGCTTCTGAAAAATGTCTATATTGTATGTTTGTGTAACTCTGCCAACATGGACATCGCTGATAAGCAATACACATTCCTCTTGCATGAGCCTGTCAGCGGCCATAGACTTTAAAACATAAAAATTCGGTGAATTTTATTAAATTTGCAAGAAGACTCAAAACTTTATAAAGTGGCTACGCTAAAAACGGCCCCTTCCAGGGTGCAAGAATTAAAGCAACGAGGTCGTGTAAAGTCGCAACTTTCCAACTCTTTTTTCAAATATAAATCCATTTTTTGTAAGATAGTTTAAATATTTGTTAAGTGTATCCGTTCTCCAATTTAAAGCTCGCTTTAATTGTGTCCAGCTTATAAGCTTATGTTCCCTAATCAGCCTCAAAACTTTCATAGCACTTTCCTCTCGAATTATCCTCTTACCCTTCGGCATGCCTCTTTTTCTCTTTTTGAATCCCCACTCTAACAGAATTTGCTCAGCTTCCTCTTTCGTGCAAGTAATTTCGTCAGGAGCTGGCATGAAGATAGTTTTACAGCCAAAGCGCATGACTACTATTTTCCCTCTCTTTTGTAGGGCTTTAATTCGCTGAGGTAGGTTAGAATTACCTTGATATTGATCCATGCCAAAATATTCTTTCAAACGCTTGTAATCGGCCCAACCAAGCTTTTTAATCGCTTCTAAAACTTCAGCTTGAGAGGGCATAGAAAATCAGCCCTCTAATTCAAGCTCAAGCACCCTCTCAACTTCAAGCTCTTTTCTTTCAATTTCTCTTTCAAGTTCTTTCTCAAATTCGGGGATTTCGAATTTGAGAGTTTCAGAAAGATATTCACGCAATTCTGAAAGATTTCGAGGCTTAACGACTAAAACTAAACCGTACTGTTGAATCTCTAAATCTTTGCTAAAATGCTCTAAAAGATAGCTTCTAAGATTTTTCAAAATTTTAAGAACTCGTAAATCTAGCATAAAAAACACCGATATAATGATATGTTAACGTTTGTGCTCGCTATCGCAAGAAGACTTTATCGAGCACAGCGCAGATAATTGTAACTATGATCAAAATCGCTGTTCCGATCAGCTTGAAATACGTTTTATGTCTTTCTTGAACAGTTTGGAGCTCGTTTATTGCTTCATCATGTTCACTAACGGTTCCATTCAATTTTTTGAGATGATTTAGAATGTGCTCCGTTCGTTCGTCTATACGAGCAAGAGTGGCTATTATTTCTTCTTGGTCCATAGGACCACCTCAGGGAGCCACAGCCCTATACCTAACGTTATGCAAAAACCACAACTGCAAAGCATCCTCAGCTGCTTGTTCCATGATCTGGATCCACTCTTGCTTTAGCTTGATATTCGGTGATTTATCTTCCCTCAACTCCCCAATGCTATAGCTAAGAGTATCTGCCGAGTCCTTACCGAGCATGTCGTTTCTCAGAACGTCTATGCACACTTTATTCAGAAGCCATTTCTTAAGCAGAGCTTGATGAGGAGCTGAGGATAGATCGTCAATTCCGATTATTTCCCTGAGCTCAGCTTCTCGCTGATCGATAAAAGATTGAATAGTTGCATCATCAGGTTCAGTAGCATAAGCGCCGCCTAAAGCAGTTCTAACGTCAGAAACAGAAATCAGCGTCATAATCACTTCTTCTTAATCTTTTTCTTCTCTTCGACAACTTCCAACTCACCACTCTTAAGCAGAGCTTTGACTCCGCTGAATTCGAGTTCTTTATCTGTCAATTCGGTGGATTCTCCCGGCTTGATCGACTTTCTGCCAATCCAAATGGTTGAGTTGCTTTTATTCACAACTTTGGCCATCGTCAGCACCTCAAAATAAAAAATGATTAGATTCCTGTGATCTTACAAATAGCCGAGCTCCTGACTACTCCAACGCCAATTCTCTCGAACACATTAATTAGATAGGACTGAGTTTTTTGATCGTATGTTGGGCCCTCAATAGAGATATCCTCAGCAAGAACCAAGAGTGCAGCGTTCTTTGTGTCGAGCAGGATTCCAGTTCCAGATGGCATCATTGGAGTTGCGATGATCTTCAAACCTAGCCCTTCGATCATCTCTTGGTACTTCTGCCTGATGTCAGGATCATATCTCCTCAAGTCTGATGCTTCGTTTGGATGCAGGACCAACACATCTGGCTTGTAGAGATAAGTCTCCTCGATCTTCTCGATTGCTGAGACAATGTCGTTGTATGGGTTTGCAGTGGCTGAATCCCAAGTTGCAGAAGCTGCTACAGTGCTACCTGCTTCATTGATCAATGCATTTAGGATTATTTCATCTTCCTTGAGAGCTACAACTCTCGCTGCATCCTTGGCTAAGTTTGCAATTGGCATTATCTTGTTTGCAAGATTCTCTTCTCTTGTAACTTTGAAGGCTTTTCCGATCTTCTTAATTTCAAGTGTTGCATCTTCAAACTTGACACCCTCCAGCGGGAACTCAGCACCTTCTGGAATCTCAGCAACCTCCGAGAAGCCAGTGAATTTTCTGTACTTGTAGACTTGGGTTCCAGGTGGAACCTTCTCAAGGGTAACGAGCTGCCTGCCAACTCTGACGTTCAGCGCTTCCTGAACAACGAGATCCGATATTACCTGCAAAACCTCAGCCGGCAAAACTTGGCTCGTTATCACGGTCAATTAAACCACCTCCTCAGAGCGTGAGCTTAACCAAAATCTTATCTCCATCAGCCGAAGCAGATGTAAGCGCTATGCCAATTATGTTGTAGTCAGGATCCGTTCCAAGTGTAACCTTAGCAACTTTTCCACCTGCGGCAGACTGCACTTTATCTCCTGCAGCTATTATCCCAGCTGCAATAACTTCAACGACTCCCTCAGTTATAACAGTGACGTTCTCTCCAGCTTTAGCATCGATCAAAGCAACTCCAATGACTTTGCTTGAAGCTCCACCAGTTGGAGCTACAGTCTCATCACCCGTAAGCTCGACTACTTGTCCCTTGGTTATGTCAGCTCCTGCTTTGAGTGGAATTTGCTTACCTTCCGGGTATTTCAACACCATCACGCATCACCTCACTCCAAACCGACAAGCTTCCTCAATTCCTTGTATTTTCTAACATCTACTCTGCCGAATGGCGTCTCCATGTATTCTGGCTCGTCAAGAACAGTCTTAACCTTCTCAGCAATGGGCTTTGACTGCAAAGCCTTATCTGCTAAGTCTGCGTACAACAGCTTCAGCTCGATTACGCTTGCCTTCTTGAGCTCTGCCTCATCGATTTCAGCCTTCGTGATCTTAGCGATACCCTTGATCTTCTCGATGATCTCAGCTTTCTCTTTCTCTTCATATTTTGCAAGCTTTTGTCTAGCCTCATCGAGCTCTGCTTTGAGGCGATCGATTTCATCCTTGAGATTCTTGTTCTCTGCTTCGAGTTCCTTCACTCTAATTTCTAATTCGGATTGCATGTTTTCGCTTTCATCTAATAGACTTTTTAAATCGAGCTTCCCGTCGAGAATCTTTAGAAAAATGAACTCTGGGATCGCTCCACCGCATTTGATTCTCAACTCTTCAAGCATGTGGAACTCTGGAGGTTCCTTATCGAATTCTTTGTAATGCTTAGCTAAGTGGTTGTAAACGGATCTTCTGTCTGAACTTGGAATATCAACTCCACCACGAGCTCCAAACAATGCAGCCATTGCTGCACGGACTCCAGACCATACAACAGCGTGTGATTTGGGATTGTGATGAGGTAGTTTGAGATCTGTAAAGCGGTCCGGTGGATTCTTAGGAGCCCAAGCAAAATGTCCTGCAATGCTTCTCTTTTCAGCATCGCTTAATTCTTCCCAAGATTTTGATGTAAAGTCTGAAAGAGTTGGCTTCTTCCACGAGCTTTGAGCATCTTTACCATACTTCCAGGGATGGCTTGGAACTACACCTCTTACTTCTTCCGGCTCAAAGTTCTTCTCATAAACAGCCTCAACTGTTGCCTGCGGGTTGGCTGGAATCCCAACCAGCGAAATTTCTACGATCTTTAGCTTAGTTATTCTGTTGCCCTGCTTTTCGAGAACTTTAAAGCCAATGGAGAAAGCGTCGAGGAACCCATCCTTAAGGGAACGATAAACGGTTTCAAACATTGGATGGGCCTTGTTTAGCATTAGCTTAACCCATAGCTTACCATTTCGCACTTCTGCTTCGATGATTTTACCGATAGGGATGTCATCGTGCTTATGGTTGAGAAAGACCTTGTTGTAAGGTTCCCTCGTTAGATCCTTAGCTGCTTCTTTGAGTGCTTCCTCAGTTATGACTTCATCGTATAGATCCTTGACAGCAGCTGAAGCATAGCCTTCTACATAGACGTTTTTGTCGTCGCTGAGCTCAGATACGTTCAAATCCTTAACTATTAGTTCCATGACGAATTAGAGAAAAGCAGACTTTAAAAGCGAGGATCATGAATATATGCATATGCCACCATATACAGCAGACTGGACAGTACTACTGAGGATTGTATTTTATTTATCTTCTTATATCATTTCTTACTCATATGTTATCTTTTATTTATCCTATATTATTAGCATTGGTTGGATAGTAATAAAGTTAAAACGCTATAAACGTCCAACTAAAATAATGGGTAGTTTAGATTATGGTTATTTTCACGAGCAGACACTCCATACGCGAGCAGCCATTGCTGCAGCTATAAACACTTCATTTGTGGCTTTAGCGTTAAATCAAAATTCTCCAGCAATTATGATCCTGATTTCTGCAATTATGTGTATCTTTGTTGTTTGGATATTAGTTGGTCGCTTCAAGTAGTGAAGTTTTGCTAAGTTGCGAAAGCGAGCTAAATTATGTACATCGCAATATGCTTCCAACCTGAATCTTTAGGGCTTATAATCTCAAGCTCCTCACCATTGAAGAGCCTATGCTTTTGGACAACATCATCAGGAACATCAGCGAAAATCTTCCCATTTTCAGAGTAGAATCTAATCGGGATATCTGACTTATTTACAATCCTAAGCTCGTCGATATCTTCAACTACTTCAACAAAATATACTCCTTCCTTCAATCCAGCTCTTTTGAATTCATTTTCCCGAACTTTTAGTTTCAACTTCTTTCCACCTCTCCTTGTACTTCTCAAACTTCCTCTTATTGATTCTATGGACTGTGATTATTTTATCGTTTTCGTCGAGCACGATTCTAATGTATTTACTTGAATATATGTCGCCAATTCGTCCAAGGACATTCACTTGACCGCTTTCGCTGAGATATCTTTTTCCTCTTTTCTTCAATCTCAGGATATCCGCAACTGTAATTTCGTGTTCTTCAAGCTGAACTGCACGGTCGATCCCATGTTTCGTGAAGTTTTCCCTAAGAATTTGCAAAGCTTCTTGAGCTTTCTTCTCAGCAAGTTCCTTAATATCCTGTTTTAGCATCTCTGCAAGTTGCTGGAATCGCTCATCTTGCTTAAGCAATCTGATGACTTTGCGGACATTTTCCTCGTCTGGAACGACCTTACCTTCTGGGATTTTTGACACAACTTTCACATAGTGCTGGACTGCAATTTCCTTCGCTTCTCGACTCACTATTTTCTTTTCTTCCTGTGTAAAACGGATTATTGGGGCTATCGCACAACGACAATTAGGATGGCAAGGTGGACGAGGAGCTGAAGGATCATCAATTTTGAATATCTTTCCATAGTTCTTAGCACATTTAGGACAGGTCCTTGTATCCATTGCTGCTAAATATTTGTAGTATTGCGCTCCGGCTCGCCTATATCGATCCATTGCTGCTTGATTGAAAATCCTCGTGGCTTCAGTTCTTGCAATTCTCTCAGCTTCGTATTTGGTCTTATCTGTAACTTCTTGGACTCTTTTTGTCAGCTCCCTTATCGTTTCTCCTCTAAGCAATCCTTCTCTAATCTGGAATGCGAGTTTCTTCTTAACCTCTTCACTTAGGCCCTTGATTAGATCCAGTTGGAGATTTTTAAGCTGGTTAACAGTTTCCTCATCGATGATGCTAAGAGTCGGTGGAATCAGTAGCTCGATGCCGAACTTTTTGAGCTGTCGTGATGCAAACTCAGCTCCCCTCTGCCAGAACAACCATGTGTAGCGATCGATGATTTTCTCTACCGCCTGCGGACCCATCTCCTCTTCAACTACTCGTTTAATCTCTTCAATAGTCGATTCATCAATGCGATAGGCAGTTTGCAAGATTTCTTCAACTCGCTTACGAACATTATCAGGAAGCTTTCTAAGAATACGTGCAAATTCTTCTCGTAACGTTTTCGTGCGAGTTGGGTCAACCATTTAGATCACTCTTCACTCTCAAGTGGTGGGAATCCTATAAGCTCCCTCGCCTCATTCGTGTCGATAACTCCAGCTTGATAAAGCTGAACTGCTAAATCGCCCCATGCCATCTCTTCGTCTATTGTAACTTCCTCGAATTCTATCTCAACATCGAGATTTAATAGTGGGAACAGTTTAGCCTCGAGTTCTTCTTTGACTGTAGCTCTAAGTGATTGCAAGAACAGACTGAAAGTCTTCAGCTGGTTAAACGACGTTGCACGGTTGGATCCTTCAGGCTCACCATAGAACACCTTAGGAACCTTAAGCGCTTTATCGATCTGCCTCTGCAGGTACTGGATCATCTCTACAAGACCCTTCAAATCGAGCTTAGATTCCAAAACTTCAAACTCAGTAGATTCATCCGTCACAATTTGATTAACAACGACAATTTGATCCTCAATGTTCGTGGCATTGTAATTCGTTTGCACCCTGTTTTGCAAAACTCGTTCAACATCTGGAATCCTTGCAGGATTCTTTACCTTCGCATGTAACAACGGATGGCTCATCCTGTATGCCATTACTGCAGATAGTATCTCCAGCTTCTGCTTTAGCTTCAGCAGATTGTAAACTTGGTGGATTAAGGAGTAACCGTAGGGGCTGTTGCCGATTCTACCATAAGCGAAGTGCAAGACTCGATCCGGTGGAAGATCTTTCTGCTCGTTGCCAGTTGAATAAACATAAGCTAATATATCACCGAACTCGTTAACCTTCACACGGACTCTCTTAGGGTTGAGATACTGCATTTCAACGCCGTTTTCCCCGTCTGGTAGGTATTCGTATGCGTTTCCGTAGATTAGCATCGTTCTGACATCGTTTATCAGTCGGGTCCGGAGCTTGATTTCCTTGGCAAATTCTTCAGCTCTCCT